GGTAAAAAATAACCATCTATCATAGCTTTTTCTAACTTGCGTTCAAATTTATTATCTCCTAAAGCTAAAGCATTAGCTATTCTTTTATATACATCTTTAGGTTGTTCTCCTGGATGACAATATCTATTACGTAGAAGTTTTATTGCGTTTGGAGAAAGACTCATTTTATTTTATTATTACTCCATTGATTATAACTCGAATATCATACCCCAACTTTTAGTTATATGACTTCTTCATTCTAAACGTCAAAAAGACGAAATGTTTAGGAATTCGAGTTAATATTTTTATTACTTTTATTTTTTGTCTTGTTCTCTACTTCCTACTTTAGGTTTAACTAATTGAATACCTTGAGCCCGCATTATTTGCGTTTGATTTGTTCTTATACTATGTAGCAATTTCAGAATTAAATCAAAACATTTCAAACTAGCTTTTTCATATTCGCTTTTTAATCCTTTACGAACTTCCTCAATACTAGCTAACTCTTTGAAAATATCTGGACTTTTTAACATTTTTACCCTCCTAGTTCTAAATTGTTAGTTTTTTCTAAAAAATCACTATAGTCTAAATAAATTGAACCTATACCATAAACATTAGTTAATTGAAATCTTTTTTTATCATAATGGTCTATCAATTTTGCTAGATTTTCTTCTTTACAGAATATATTAAAAGCGAGACCGTCTTCTTTAGATGTAAGTTCAATTATATAAATTACATTCATCTTAATCTCCTCTCATTTATCATATCTTTGTGTTTTCTTTTTCTTCTTTTTCTTCTTCTTTTCTACAAGTAATGTTTTAACAACCATAAATCACCTCCTTTAAAATAAAGTTAATTGATTAAAATTTTTAGGCAAATACCATTTAAGAGCTTCAAAAATCCTATTAGCTTTCATATAAATACTTCTATTTATAATAGCTTCCCAATTTATCAATTCTCTTCTTATAAAAGCTTTATTGTCAGAAGTAAAAGCTAATACATCTTCATTTTTATTCATAAAAATATAATAAAATAATTCTCCTTTATTTAGTCTGAAATTTTTTATTAAAGATTTAGTATTTTCATAAGCTCGATTAAATATAGGATTTACTTTATAGTCTCCTTTTATTTTACAAGGAAAAGAAACTTCTTCTATATCTAGAGTTTTAATTCTTTCTTGCTCTTTTTCAATCCAATTTAATATTTGTTCTTTAGTTTCTTTATTTAAAACTTTATTTAGCAGTTCTTCTTGAAATTTAGCTTCAAATTTACTAGAACTAGAACGTTTTACTTCTACTCCTCTTATTTCTGGTTCTTCTTTTCCTTCTATATACCCATAATAATGACATTTACCAAGTATGCAGAGAGATTTAAATACTCCTTCAAACTCAAATTGTAGATTAATATTTTCTTTATTATATTTTTCTTTAGCCCAATTTTTGATAAACTGATTTAATTTATCAACTATATTTTCTTTACTATTAACTACAACAGAATCTGTATCATAATATATTACTTTTAAACCATTTTTTTCTATATTTTTTATTACATAAGTCAGCAAATCTCTTACTAAATAAGTAATAGTTTCTGCAATACTTATATTAAACAAACGAAAATAAGAACTACCGAATACTCCAAAAAGAGAATTAACAATCCCTTTAATAGCGCCGTATTTAATTGCCGCAGTTTTATCTGTAAAGTTTTCTTTTTTCTGTTTTTTAAGTTTATCTTTTAGTTGCAACATCTTTTTAACAACTGAAGGCAATAAAGCGTTTTTATCTTGTTTGAAATAAATATTATTAATTTTTATAGTTTCTTTATCAGAATTAGTAATATTCGCTATATCTAAATTGAAGTTGACTATCATAGTTGGATATGCACTACTTAAATCATACTTACTACAATTGAAATATAAACCCGCTGCTTCTGTATCTCTAATAGCACCTTGAAAAGATTGTTCTGAATCTTTTTCTCTTCTTTGTTTATTTGGTAATATTATATTTTTATTTTTAGCTTCTTCAAATAACAAAGCTTCAGCTATTCTCATATTTGAATATAAATCTTCCCATTGACATTTAGCTAATATACGAATTTGATTATAATATTCTATTAACTGCCATTGTTGTTCTAGTTTTACTAATCTTTTAATATCATTAATATTTTTTTCTTTTACTTCAATAGTCAATTTAGAAAAATCAGGTCTTTTAGTTGACTTTTCATTAAGATATTTTTGGGCGATATATTCTAAAGCATAACTAGCTTCTCTCATATGCACTTTTTTAGTTAATTTAAGATAATCTAGTATACTAATTCCAGCAGGATAAAATATATCTTCATCAAATTCAGATTTTCTAATATAAAATATAGGACTTATTTCTTTTGCAAAATCTATTTTATATGTTTTGCATCTTCTATAGATATAAGGATAATCAAAATTATCTATATTCCATCCCAATATAATATCAAATTTCTCTTGTTTTAAATATTTGATAAAATCTTCTAACATTAATTTTTCTTCTTTATAATCAGCTAAAAACCAAGTTTTTATTTCTTTAGATAGAGAATTAGCTAAAGTTATACAAGAAATTGGATAATTTGCTAATTTAGAATTAGGTAATTCACTAGCTTGAATTTCTATGTCTATAAAACAATATTTAGGATTAGATAATAATATTTTATCTATTTTATGAATTAAAAAATTATTGGTAAATTTAATATCAGAAGAATAACTAGTCAAAGAACGTAATTTAGACACGTCAAAAGGTTCTGAACAATATACTTTTCTTAAATTAAGATTATCATAACTTTTATAAGAACCATTAGCGTCTATTTCATAGAAAAAAGGAAAGAAATCTTCTATTTTCTGTATTCTCTGACTATTATCTTCGTGTCTATTAAAAAGATAAATAGTTCTTCTTATATTTGCTATATTTTGTAGAGGAATATTAAACATTATTCTATATCTTCTATTGTAATCTTTACTTTTCTACTTAATTTAGCTTTATCATCTTTATTTTTATAAATAGTATCGTGCATTGCTAATTCAGTTTCCGTAAATAGTTTATAAAAATATAAATTCCAATCTGGATTAGTATATCCTGTTATAGACATTTTTCTTTTCATTTAAGAAATCCTTTTTCAAAATAAAATGGAATATGCAACTCACTTAATTCGGGTTTAGATTTAATTTTTGTCTTTTGAATCTGAATAACACAATCAAAACCTACTTTTTTTGTAATTTTAATAGGTTTATTATTTTCATCTGTTTCTCCTGTTTCAATTCGTTCTGTAGGAGCATCTGCTGAATTTCCTTTTCTTATAAATAATGTTAATAAAGAGAAATGCTTTGAAGCTCTACCACCTGTTAGTTCTTCATGCGTAACAAAACTCCCTATACCACCAACTCTTGCTTGACCTACTAGTGTTATCCCTATTTTAGATTTATATATCGGAGTAGCAGTTCGTCTTATAAATTTTCCCATTTTTTTAGCCAAAATAGCTATATCATTTTCTTCCATTGAACGTTCTTTGCCTCCCTTAGATTCTTGTTCAGATTTAGGAGAAAATGCTTGGATGGAATCTACAATTATCATATCTACTACATTTTCTTTAACTAACTTGATTACAATATCCATTGCTTCTTCTGCTGTATTTATTTCTTCAATTAACAATAAAGTATTTAAATCAACACCAAATAAACTTGCTCTTTCTTTTGAAAAAGCGTGTTCTAAATCTAAATAAGCACAAATTTTATTTTTCTTTTGGGCTTCGGCTACTTGATAATAACATAATGAAGATTTACCAACTCCTTCTGAACCCCAAATGATTATAAAATTCCCTGCTACTCCGCCACTGCCTGTAAGCTCATCAATTTCTTTGATTCCAAAAGGAAGTCTTTCTTTTTCAGGTTCATCTTTTGCAAATTTAATTATTATAGATTTATATTCTCGATTTATTTCATTTATAATTTTATGTAACTTTTCTCTTTTTTCTTTTTGTTCTTTAGTCAATTCTTCAGGGAATAATTCAGGTCTATCAGCTTCTTTTACAATTTTCAAAGCTATTTCTGCTTTAGTTAAAGATTTAGATTCTTCTTTAATATTATCTTCTTTTCTTGATTCTTCTAAAATAGAACTTAACTTTTTCTTTCTTCCTCTTGGCATTTTAACTCCTTTACAGTTTCTTTAAATAAATTTATAAAGTCTTCTAATTGTAATACTACAAATGTTTCTTCAAATATATTTTGTAATATATATAAAGGTATTTTCAAAGAATTAATAGGTATTTTATTACATAATTTATACCATACTCTTCGCTTTATAGGTAAATTTTCTTTATTTATTTTTTTAGCTTCAATATAAAAATATTTATTTAAAACATCAGCTATTTTAGTAGAACTACCGCTAGCTTTAGTTCTTCTTGCTTTTGTATCTATTTCTTTTAAATAATCCACAATTAAATCTTCTAATTCTAGACCTATTTCATAATGACTTTTCTTACTCATTTTTATATATCCTCCTAGCGTATTCAGCTAATAATATAGCATCAGCATATTGATATTCTTTTTTAAACTTCGGTTGCCAAGAAGGAAATAGATTCCGTGCTACATTAAATGCTCGTTCTTTTCCTACTCCTGGAGAACCTTCTAACATTTTTCTAGTCCAAGTTCTAGAGTGAACTATTTGAAATTTTAATCCTAACGAAACTAATAAAG